GAGAACGAAGTGTTCTTTAATTGCATGATTACTGAAGGCCCTGTTGCTGCCAACGAAGGTGCTACCGCTGGTGCTATTTCTGCTTCCTACAACTTGGGCACCGACGTTACGCCGATTGACCAAGCTACGCCTGAAAACGTGCTGAAGGGTATCCTGCGCATGGCCTCAGCGCTGGACGAGCAGAACGTGCCTGAAGATGGCCGTTGGTTGATTATCAGCCCGTTCGACCGTCAACTGCTGATGCAATCCAACATCGCTCAAGCCTACTTCACTGGCGACCCACAGTCGACCATCCGTAGCGGCAAGATCGGTATGCTGGATCGCTTCACTGTGTACGTGTCTAACCTGCTGCCAAAGGGCGAAGCTGGCAAAGCACTGGTCGCTGGTCTGTCCGCCACTTCTTCTGGCGGCGCTGTGACCAACGCTAAGGCCCGTCGTACCATGGTCGCTGGCACTAAGGCAGCAATGTCCTTCGCCTTGACCGTGAACAAGACTGAGCCACTGCGCAATCAGACTGACTTCGGCGATATCGTCCGTGGTCTGGCTGTGTACGGTCGCAAGACTGTCAAGCCTGAAGCTCTGGTTCTGGCTCAGGTCGGTTCGGCTAGCTAATTAACCGGGGGCTTCGGCCCCCGTTTTACTTCTTAATTTTTGGAGATCGATATGTCTACTCAATTTTCTCGTAGTATTGGCGGTTACGCCACAGCTACTGCTGGTACAACGCAAACTCAGGCCGGTGCTACTGCACTGACTGGTGCCGTTAACTTCGTAACTACAGGTACGGCTGCTGATGGCGTTAAGTTGCCCGCTGAGCGCCCTGTTGGTGACGTCGTTTACATTGTCAACAGCTCGGCTAACTCCTTGAACGTGTATCCTGCCACTGGCGGCAAGATCAACAATGGTTCTGCCAATGCTGCTAAGGCTTTGGTTGCTAACATGTCTGGTGCTTACATCAGCTTGGGTGACGAAAACTGGGGCGCTGTTCTCAGCGCCTAATCGGTGGCACAATAAAGGGGCTCTTCGGAGCCCCTTTTACATTTTGGAGTATTAAATGAACGTAATCGACTTGCTGGCTCGCCTCAAAGGTGAAATTCTTGCAAACAAAGCACGCGCCGTAATCGACGGCAAGATCGTCGTCTTGGCTCGTCTAAACGGCGAAGACTGGGAATACACAGAAGCAGGGCAGGAGTTGGCTAACATGCACTCTAACCAAGTTGTGGCCGAAGCTGACGCGGTCAGTACCCGTACTCGCAAAACAAAGGAAGTCGTGGCTCAGCCTGTTGCGGTAGAATCAAGCGAAGTAGCGCCTGAACAGTGAGGTAAACCATGGCCGTCGTAAAAGTCGTTGACCTGATTGAGCGGGCGAAAATAATTCTCCAAGACGAGGATTCTGTACGATGGTCATTGTCGGAACTACAGTACTGGTTAAACGATGGGTACCGCGAGACTCTGATTTTTCGGCCTGACTCGAACACCATCACTGCTGAGTTCGCTTGCGTGGCTGGCCCACGCCAAGTGTTGACGACTGTGTTTCCCAACGCAACACGGCTTGTGTCTGTTTTACGCAACACTGCGGCTACATCGAACAAGTACGCTGTGAGGCTTGTAGATCGTAGGGGGCTTGATGACCAACGCAAAGGCTGGTATGCAGAGACTCCCACGGTAAGCGTCGAAGAGTACATGTTTGATGCGAGACAGCCGAAAGAGTTTATGGTGTACCCACCGGCTACATCCGCTGCACGCCTTGAGGTGGCTTACGCTCAGGTTCCTACAGCCCACACCCTGACTGATGCGCAGCTGGACAACCCAGCCACGGCAGAGGTGATACGCATCGACGACACCTTTGCGAATTCTTTGCTGGACTACATGCTGTATAGGGCCTACACCAAAGACGCAGAGCAGCAGGGTAACGCCGCTCGTGCAGTGGGGCACTACCAAGCCTTCCAAACGTCGCTTGGCGTGGCCGCTCAAGCTAATGCTGCTTCGCAGCCGGGAGTCTCGTAATGGCAAAACTATGGGACGACTTCATCCCGCTTATTTCTCCACACCTGCCCGGATGTCCAAACGCGTCTATGCGCTTGTATCTGGCTTCTACGGCGGCGGATTTCTTCGCTAGGACGTACCTGTGGCGTGAACAGATCGACGCTATCTACATCGCCCCTAATCAGGTCGACTACGACTTGGACACAGACACTGGGCTCGTCGAGAATGTAATCTCGGTGGTGTACGAAGAGACGCCACTGACACGTACAGACTTGCGCATTATCGGCGCTGAAAAACTGGATGAGGTTGGCGACCCACGAGAATACTGGATTTACGCCGACAACAGCATTCGCATATTCCCCACACCAGAAGCCCGCACAACCCTCAAGGTATACGCCGTGCTCAAACCAAATCGTTCTGGTACGGGTGTCGAGGACTGGATATACGAAACTTTTGCGGACACTATTGTGAGTGGTGCCATTGCGCAACTGGCTATGATCCCCGGCAAGGAGTGGTCTGACATAACCATGGCGGGCATGCACAAGGGCCTGTACGAACGCGCCATCACAAATGCTCGCATCCGAGATTTTCGCGGTGTCCATCTAATGGTACGCCAGCGTCCCGCCGCTTGAGGAAACACCATGACCGAAAAAATTAAACTTGTTCAGGACGACACCCGTCCGGCAATAGTTTGCACGATCACAGACGACACAACTGGAGCGATCGTCGTATTGACAGGCGCTACGGTTTTGTTGAAGTTCCGTGCTGCTGGGTCGACGACGCTGCAAGCAACAGTCACAGGTGTTGTAACCGATGGCCCCAACGGAGTCGTTGTTTTCTACCCTGCTTCTGCCCCAGAAATGCTGACCGGCGCTGCTGGTGACTACGAGGGTGAGATACAGATTACGTTTTCGGACGGCCAGATTCAGACCGTCTATGACCTTTTGAAATTCAAGGTGCGGAGTGATTTCTAATGCCCGCACAGGTTATTGGGAATAGTACTTCTGCGGCGACCGCTTCAGTTCTACTGAGGGCGAGCGTTGCCACAACTGTCCCGATAGCAGGTGTTACGAGCGCGTACCCAGTTGCCAATGTTGCGTACATCCTCCTTGTAGTTGGGGCGTACCTAGACACAACGGGCCTGTACAGGTACACCGCTGACGTATTTGGCGTTGATGACTCCGCCAGCCTTAGCACAGCCAAAACAGCAGACGCTGACACATTTGCGTTAGCTGATGGCACGACTTTAAGCTCTGACAAAGTTTTAGCGGACACGGCCACGATGGGTGACAGTGTGCTGACGGTCTTGATCTTTATACGCGATTTTGCAGATACGGCTAGTTTGGCAGATGCCAGTACGCTGCTTGTCAGCCCAGCTTACTCTGATACGGTAACTGCCAGTGAGACAACTGCGTTTTCAATAGACAAGACGCTAGCTGATTCTTTTGCGTTAAACGACTTGTCAGACGCCGCAGGGCCGACATTTTCTTTCGCTGATTTCACGAACAACACAGTTTCAGCGTCAGATAGCTCCGTAGTGGACAACGCCAAGGGGCTTTCAGACTCGCTTTCTTCGTCGGACAGTGGTACAGTTATCTCCCAAGGATATTGTGATCTGACCTATTTTGCCGAAGATTATGTCGGGGAATCCAGAACTTTTTAAGTAGGAGTATTTTATGGTAAACGACGATGTCAAAATCACGGGCGATGTCAAAATCGATATCATCGGTGCGGATGGAACTGTAACTGATACCCGAGAAATAAAAAATCTCGTTGTCACATCAGGCAAAACCTTCATTGCTTCGCGCATGGTTGGGGTTGCATCAACTATCATGGGGTTCATGGAACTAGGCACCGGAACTACCGCCGCTGCCGTCGGTGACACTGCTTTGCAGACTGCTATTGGTAGTTCGCGTGTTGCGCTAACCAGTGGCACTGCATCGACCAATGTTGTTACGTACGTAGCAAGTTTCCCAGCCGGAACAGGCACGGGTGCTGTCACCGAGGCAGGCATATTCAACGCTGCTAGCGCGGGCACAATGCTTTGCCGCACTGTTTTCTCAGTCGTCAACAAAGGCGCAGCAGATGCGATGAGCATAACTTGGACAATCACTGTCAGCTAAGGACTAGCTAATGTCAACCATTGTTCTTCGCTCGGTTAAAGGGTCTCCGCTAACCAACACGGAGGTCGATGATAACTTTAACAACCTAAACACAGACAAGTATCAGTCTGGGGGCGCGTTAGGCACGCCCCTTTCTGCGACGCTTACTAACGCTACCGGGCTACCGCTGTCTACAGGTGTTACGGGGGTTCTCCCCTTTGCCAATGGCGGTACAAGTGCAGCAACCCGTCAAGACGCAATGGACGCGCTGGCTGGCGCGGTCACAAGTGGCTCATATCTGCGCGGCAACGGCACGGATGTTGTCATGTCTGCTATCCAAGTGGCGGATGTTCCAACCCTCAATCAGAACACCACGGGTACAGCGGCTAACGTCTCAGGTACGGTGGCAGTTGCCAACGGCGGCACAGGCGCTACTACAGTGGCTAACGCCCAAATAAATCTGCAAGTAGACCCCGCCGGAACCGCCGTAGCTTTGGCAATTGCATTAGGATAAATCATGGCTAATACTTTTAAAAACTCCCTAAGCAAAAACGTAGGCACATCTGCTGCTACGGTTTATACATGCCCATCGGCTACACAGACCACCATCATCGGCCTGTCTGTTGCAAACACTTCGGCATCCCCGATCACCTGTGATGCCTACAT